ATGCCGCCGCTCACCGTCGCAAAACTTACCGCGCTCGCCATCAAGATGAAAGACGTCGGTACGGTCGGCGACGAGATGGCGAAGATCATCGATCCCGAAGATCAGACCGGAGCGCAGTTGCAGCAGGCGCAGATGCAACTCCAGCAATCGCAGCAGCAAATGGCCGAGATGCAGGCCGAACTCCAGAAACTCCGCTTGGAAAAAGCCGGGAAAGTGGTCGAGATGCAGGGCAAGCAAGCGCTCCTGCAGCAGGACGGCCAGATTCGCATGACGGAAGCGAATCTGGATCGCGAAACGAAACTTGCCGTCGCGGAAATCACCACCAAGGCGCAGTCATTATCCGAGCGCCTCTCCGCTTTTGAAGATTTGATGAAGCAGTTCCACGACCAGGCCCACGACTTTGCCATGCAGACCACGCAACAGGGCCATGAGCAGAACCTAGCCAGCCAGCAGCAGCAGGCCGCCCAGCAGTCCCAGGCTACCGATCAGGCGCATCAGGCGGCAATGGCGCAGCAGGCCCAGCAAGCCGCACAAAACCAGCCCCAAGGACAACCTTAATGCCCGAGCTTGAAACACCCGCCGCGAACGTGACGGAATCGGCACCCGTCGTTACCGCTCCAACCGAATTACCCGCTCTCTCCACCCTGACGCCCGAACAACGGCAATCATGGCGCGAGACGGGCGAACTGCCGAAATCGCAGGACTCGGCCCCTGCAAAAGACAATGCCGCACCGGACTCGGCCCCGGATAAGAACGATTCCAAGAAACCCGCCGTCAACGCGTCGGACTCGGCCCCCGACACGCAGCAGCAGAAACCTCGTCAGAAGACGAAGGAAGACACCGAACGGCGCTTTCAGGAACTCACCGACCGCCTGAAAAAAGCGGAAGAGAGAGCCGAAGCGCTGGAGCGCGCCCGTCAGCAACCGGAGAAGCGTGACACCCCGCAGGTCTCGCAACCTGTGCCGGAAGCCTACAAGCCGCTCGACGAAAAGAAATATTTTGCGGACAACCCGAAAGCAACCTACGAAGACTTTGTGCGGACAGCAGCCCGCCACGAAGCACAGTGGGAAGCCAAGGGGTTGATCGAAAAAGCACTCGCCTCGGAACGGCAACGGCTCGCGCAGGACGCCGCGACCCGCGAAATGCAATCGAAGATGGCCGAAGTGAAAGAGCGCTACCCGGACGCGGAAGAAAAAGTCTCCTCCGCCACAAACGCTCTCATGTCGGACCCCCAGATTGCCCCAGCGGTCAAGCAAATCCTGAACGAGTCGGATGTCCTGGTCGACGTGATGTACGTGCTCGGATCGGACGGCGCGGAGTTGGCGAAGTTCGTCAGCCTCGCGAAATCCAATCCCGGTCAAGCTCTCCGCAAGATCGCTCTCACCGAGCAACTGGTCAAAGCCGAACTCGCAAAGCCAGCGGGCGAACGCTCGACCACCGAGCGCGATGAAAGCGGCAAATTCGTGTCTTCCAAAGCCAAGGATGAGACTTCTGCTCCACCGCAATCGAAAGCCCCGCGTCCGCCCGTCGAAGTCGGAGGCCGAGGATCGGCCCCGGAAGATGGCGCACTCGCGGCGGTGAAGGCGGGAGATTACAGGTCGGCAGCAGCCGCCTTTTCCGCCAAATACGCAGCGGAGCACAAGCTCTAACCGAGTCGCACCCGCTGAGAAAGCTCAAGGGAACCTTTGGCGAATAATTTCATTACCGTCGGCTGGGTTTCGATGAAGATTCTGTGGTTCTTGCAGAATGCCCTCGAAGTCGCCAGCATGTTTAACACCGATTGGGAGTCGGAGTTCGGAAAAGCCTTCCCGGTCGGTTCCACCTTCCAGATCAAGCAGCCGCAATCCTGGCTGACGACCGAGGGACTCGCCTACCAGCCGCAAGGCATCGGGCGCATCACCACGACCGTCAACCTCGACCAGATCCGCGGCATACACTTCGAGTGGGACTCCTACGAGCGCCTCGTCAAGATGGAGCGCTCCGAGAAAGAACTCGAAGAGAACTACCTGTATCCGGCGGCGCGGCAGCTCGCGCAAACGGTCGATTCCGATGCGGCTCTCTGGGCCACATTGAATATCTCGAACGTCACCGGCACGCTCGGCACCGATGCCACGACCATCGGCTTCGCAACCGATGCGGAGCGGCGCCTGTTCGAGAAAGCCTGCCCGCAGGGAAAGCGTCATCTCTGCTTGTCGCCTTCGCTGATGGACAGCTACGTAAAGAACAACGTCACCCAGTTCAACCCGGCTCCCGAAATCTCCCGCATGTTCCGCACGGGCGTGATCGGAACGGCCGGCGGTTGGGAGTGGTACCGCTCGAACTCGCTCTATAAGTTCACGGCGGGCACGGCGGCTACGCATGGCGTCACGGTCACGGGCGCGAACCAGTCCGGCTCGTCCCTGATCGTCACCGGCACGAACGGCGACACGATTCTGCAGGGCGACAAGTTCACACTCGCAACCGTGAACGGCGTCAACCCGAGAACGCGGCGTCCGGGCACCATGGGATTGCAGAACTTCACCGCAACCCAGTCTTTGACGCTCACCGGCGGCAATGACACGCTCTATATTTCCCCGGCGATTTTCGGACCTGGCTCGCAGTATCAGAACGTCGATTCGCTCCCGGCTAATGCCGCGGCTTTCGTCTTCTGGCCGGGAACGACCAATCCCTCGGGCGTGAGCGGCACCATCTCTCTCGGTCTCTCGCCGTTTGCCTTTGCCTTCGCGGGCGGCAAATTCGAGAAGCCAGAGAAAGTCGAACGCTCCGAGCAGACCGAAGACCCCGACACCGGGCAGAGCATCCGCTTTGTCAGGGCCTGGGACCAGCGCGAATCCAAGATGACCAACCGCTACGACATGGCCTATGGATTCGGCAACTTCTATTCCGACAACGCAGCGGTTTGCGTGGCGGGAGCCTAAAGGAGATTCCGGCTCAGGGGTTTAGTTATAGCTAAACTCCCCCGGAGACAAAAACCATGAAAAACACCTTCACCAAATCGCTCGTTTTCCTTGGCCTGCTCCTGGCTTCCGCTGGTTGCTTCGCGCAGACCTACCTGAATAACACCACGCTCTCCGCGGCTCTCAAGAAGGGCGTGGCCGGCACTTCCTTCGCAGTCGCCTCCACCTCGAACATCGTCGCGGGATCGGATTTGTACGTCGATTCCGAACTGATGAGCGTGGTCAGCGTCTCGGCCACCGGCACAGTCGTGCAGGTTGTCCGCGGCTATGGCGGCACGGCGGCCGCCTATCACTTGTCGGGAGCGGTAGCCTGGATCATCCCGGCGGCGGCTCAGCCTTACGCGCTGATCACCCCGGACTTCGGGCAAGACCCGGCGGGCGCTTGCACCCGTGGCGGTTCCGCTCTCACCGGCGGCACGCCTACGAGCGCTTCGACGCTGTACCTGCCCATCTTCGATACCCGGACCGCTACTGTCTACGATTGCATCGGAAACCAATTCGTTTCCGGCAACCTTGGCGGGGGCGCGGGCGGATTGCTCTCGCAGTACGAATTTCCCTCGCCCAACACGGGCGGAACAGCCTACACGTCGATTAATAGCAGCGGAACCACGCTGTCGGCGACGACGCAGTACTGTTCGGAAATCGACCTGCCGGCAACCAAGTTCCTCACCGGACTTGGCATCCTCAACGGGACCACCGTCGGCACCGATAAGCATCTGGTGGCGCTCTATGATTCGGCAGGCAACCTCCTGGCGAATAGTGCGCTAGCGGGTGCGACATCGGCAACGGCATCGACCTACCAGAAGTATGCCTTCACCGCGCAGTACCTGGCCGTAGGACCGGCCCAGTATTTCGGGTGCGTGCAGACCAATGGGACGACCGACACGATCCGCATGATCGTCACCGGAACACAGGACACGTATCTGACGAAGGGCATCACCAGCCAGACCTTTGGCACGCTCGCTTCGTTCACGGCTCCGACCACGTTCACCACGGCGGTCGGTCCGTATCTGATCGTGTACTAAACGTAAGGGGGGCGCGGTTCTTTTCGCATTGGGAGCCGCGCTCCGGTTTTTACCTGAAAGGACCACCATGCCCAGAGAAGTGAATACGCAGGCTTTGAAGTCGATGTCTTCGATGATCCTGCCTTCGGCTCGCCCGCCGCGCCTCGACCCGGAAACGAAGGAAGTGATTCCGGGAGAAGTGATTCAAGGCTCGATCCCGCACCGCGAAATCCCGCATCAGGACTTCCCGCGCGCCGTCTATCTGCACCCGCGCAAGCCTTACAAGAAAATGTTCCTGCCGATCGACGGTCACGGCAATAAGGAATGGCGCTGGGTTGCAAACGAAGTCAAGACGAAGACGGTGCAGAACGAAAAAGAACTGGCCGCCGCACAGAAGGAAGGCTGGCAGACGAAAGTCTACGTGCAGCCGCCTCCGCCTGCAATGGACCCGGAAGCCGAGGAAGTCAGCGCGTAAGTGAACGTCCTCTCCATCATCACGAACGCCCTGATTGAATCCGAGTGGCTGGCGCAGGGCGAGCAGCCCGAACCGCAGGACGCGCAGTTCGTCTTAGGGAAGATCAACGACGAACTCGACCAGTGGTCGGCGGAAGAGAAGTACGTCTACGCCAAGGACTTCGCCCTCTTCACCCTGGTGCCGGGACTTTCTCCGCACACCATCGGGCCGGGAACGGGCGCAACATTTTCTCTTCCGCAAAGGCCGGTAAGAATCGACGGCTGCACCATCGTCATCCCGAACGCCGATTCGACCTCGACCGACATTCCCATCTGCTCGACGCGCGATGCCGACTGGTGGAACTTCGTCCGGATCAAGAACCTGCAATCG